TTGAGTAAAGGTAGTAGAACCAGAAGCATTAAAGCCACAAGAAGCACCATCTTGAAAGATAGCGTCTGTGCTTAAAATATTTATCTTCTCAGAACTCTTAACGCCAACCATAATATTTCCAGCGCTCTTAATAAGAGCAGCAGTTTTTGCACCTAATACAGACGAAGTTACTAATAGAGCTTCGTTTTCTTTTGTATAGTTTGCTAAAGCAGATACATCAAATCCCATTTTATTTTATTTTTATTTGTTTAATAAAGCGTTTCTAAATTTTTCAATCCTATCGTACTTCATTGAGTGAGTTGTTACGTTAGAACCGAAGTTTTGTTTTGGTTGCGCAATAGGTTCAGCGTTAGGTGTCTTAGTAAGTGCCTCTATTAATTCAGCTACTTGACTAAAGCCATTCTTAACTTTTGCCTCTAATTGTGCTACTTGTGTTTTAAGATTTTCGTTTTCAGCTACTAAGTTTGTGATTTCGTCAGCCATTTTCTCATCATACTTTTTACCCATTTCAGCAGGGTTTTCGTCAGCTTCTTTAGCTTCTGCTTCTGGGGTTTCAATAGATAAGATTTTAGCAGCATCGTCTAAAACAATTTTAGTGCCGTCAGCTAATTGGTGTTCGCCAACAGGAGCAGGACTTCCGTCTGCTAAAGTAACTTCGCCACCAATAGCAAGTTCGCTTACCATAACCTTCGTTCCGTCCATAAGGCTATACTCAGCGAATGTAACAGGTACATCTTCGATTGGTGCTTCAACAGGTGCAGGAGCATCCATTGGCATATCTTCGAACAAAGCCCTAATTTGCATAATTGCATCTTTTGCGTTCATCATTCTTTTTGTTTAAATATTAATAAAAGATTTTGTTTATCATTTAACCCTCTGCAATATTTCCTTTATTGCATTCATAAGGTCTTGTTCTTTGTTAGGCTTTGTCTTGTAAGTAAACAATCCCTCTACACTAAAGCCTTTGAATTTACCCTCTTTAACATCGTTCCACACGCCTTCGTTATCTACTTTAAAGCTACCAAACCACGACCCGTCTGGTGCATCTTCAAAACCCTTCATTGGTTGTATGCCTCTGCTTTCGTCTGTTATAAAGCTTTCAAACATAGTAACACCCTCGACTTGTTTGTCAGGCGAGTGCATCAAGTTTACATTTGATTGGTAGCCTCTTTTGAAAAACTTTTGCGCAATTTTAAAAATAGTATCTTTAGAAAAGACAACATAGTAATCGCCATAAGAAGCATCGCTCCTAAAAATAGGTACGTCAGCAAGCATAAGAGGTCCAGAAATAATACGCTTATCTTCGCTAACCACTTCAAAGCGTTGTTGATTTTTAAATGCATTCCAGTTCTTTTTAATGGCAGGGGCATCAACAAGTGCTATGTAGTCGACTTCTGCATCGTCATTCATATCCTCGCTAATGTCTAATAAATAAACAGGTAAGTCCATAATGGTAAATATTAAGTTTTATAAATTGTTATCATTTAACCGAACCTTGCTCTTTGCTGAATAGCCGCCATACGTTGTTGGCTACCCGTTACATCGCTTTCCACAACGTAGGCTCTTTGTGCTTGGTTACCTAAAGCATTGATAGATTGTGCGCTAATATTTGTAGTCGCTGCTTCAGGTTGCGCAGGTGCCATTGGTGCTAGTGCTGATATACTTGGGCTTGTCATACTACCTGCACTTCCGCCACTTGATCCGCCAGGTACTTTTGTTGCTATAATGTTTTTAACCGCACTAAAACCTGTCATAGCTGCAATAGCAACCGCAGGGATAGCCGCAGGGAAGCCTAACTTTACACCGGCAGTAATACCTAAATAAGTATTAATTAATGCAGCAGATACGGCAAGGGCTTTACCTGCTGCCGTTTCCTTTCCTATAATATCACTAAGCTGAGTTAATGCTGCTGCACTTTGTTGTGCTAAAGCTATCTTTTGATCTGCTTCTTTTTTTGCTATATCTACTCTTGCCTTTGCATTTGCATCAATACTTGCAGTATATTGGTCTTCACTAATTAAGCTATCTGCATATTGTTTTTCTAATAAAGCATCTCTTTCGTCTAAAAAACTTTTTTCTAATTGTAAGTCAGTTTCATTTTTTAATAATTTTTTATCTAAATCTGAAAGCTCTTTTGCTGCTGCTTTCTTTTCGTCATCTTGTGTTTTAGTAAACTTTTTTTGTAAATTAGCAAATTCTAACTCATCTTCTTTAGCCATTTGAGTTCCTGCGTCTTCAAGCATCTTTGCGTTTAGTGCATCTTGCTTTTCTTTTTCTGTTGCTTTTAAAGCATCTAAATCTGCGTTAAGTTTTAGCCTTGCTGCAAGTATTAATTCGTTTCTTGTAGCTTCTGTAATAAGCGTATTTGCTAAAATAGCATCCTTTTCTTTTATGAATGCAAGGTTAAGTTCTGCTGCCTTTTTTTCGTTTTCGTCTTTTATAGTAGATAAAAATAATTGATTTCTTAAATCTGCTAATTTTTCTAAAGCTACTAATTCTGCATCTGCCCTTTCCTTTTCTGCATCTGCTTTTTCTTTAGCAATTTCCTGTGCTGATTTTTTTGCAGATGCTGCATATTTATTACCAGCCGAAGCCGATTTTTTAGCCGCCGCTTCCGCTGCTTCTCTTCTTGCAGTTTCAGCCGTTGCATCTATTACCTGCAAATCATTCTGTAAGTCTTTGTATCTTTTAGATTGCTCACCATACAAAAGACCTTTACTATCTACGGCTTTTTTTAAATCATTTAATTCATTATTAATTTGTTGCTTCCTAAGTGCGTCTACTTTACCAGCCTCTGCTCCTTGTGCTTGTATTAATTTAATCTGTCTTTCTATCCCTTCATTAACTACTTTAGTATTAGCAGAAGATTTTGCAAAGATTGCTTGTCTTTGTTGCTCTGCCCTTGAAGCCGCATTTGTTACTCCTATTAAATCAGTAAACGAGTTAATAACATTACCAACAGTAGAAGCAAATTTTCCAAGACCTGGTATTGCATTAAGGATTGCAGCTTTTATTTTACCAAAGTTTGCTATTAGTAAACCTAAGGCAATAATTATTGCTCCTATTCCTGTTGCAAGTAAAGCCCCTCTGAATACTTTTAAAGCAACACTTGAAGCAGTTGTAGCTACTGTTGAACTATTGGTTGCCGCTGCTTGTGCTTTAGTTGCTACTGTTGACGCTACTGTTGTTACCGCATCTGCTTTTTGTATTGCAACCTTTTCTCCAATTACAAAGTTATAGGCAGCTTGAAATGCGCTTGTACTTTTTATAACTGCACCTAATTGTTTAAAACTATCTACGCTTTCCCCTACTGCTTGTAAGCCTTGAGATAAAGCCATTGCAGATTGTACCTTTAACAAAGTTTTTTCTACTTCTGCTGACTCTACACCAAATAAACCAATCGCCCCTTGTGCTGCTGCAAAGCCACCGGCTACACCACTAAGCGAAGCGGTTAAGGCTTTAAATTTAGCATCTGGATTGAAGGCATCTGTCAAAGCTTTTGCATCGCCTATTCGGTCTTTTAATTCTCCTGCTCTTTTTGCAGCTTCAATAGCTTCCTTAGAAGTTGCCCCAAACTTATCAGATAAAGCTTGTACGTCTTGTTGCGCTTCTTTTAACTGAGATTTTAAAGAGCCTAAAGCTTGGTCTTGGTTACCGCCGACTTGTATATTTATACCTACATTCTCTTGTGCCATATCTTATATTATTGGGTATCTTGTATTAATCACTTTTAAAAACGATAGTTTAGTTGTGTTGTATTCCATTGGGTTAAAGTTCTCGACCTTATTAAGTCTAAACAATACCCCGTCTATATAAACGTACTTGCTAAAATCTAAATTGAAAATGTCTACTATGTCTAATAAACCAAAGCAACTTAATAGCTTACTATCCTTGTTTGTTATCTCAGCAAGGTAGGGGCTATGAAAGTCAGCAAACACATTAAACTCTGTAAAGTTAGAAGGTGCAAATTGTAATTCTTTAGGTGCGCCAAAGTTAATATCGCTTGTAGAATTATTTGGGTCGTTTAAATGTCCTGCATAACCATAACTTGTAAAGCTACCTAATACAGTACTTGTATTTAAAATGTTCCAACTTGTTACGCTTGTAATCTTCTTTGTCTGCATTATACGAATGATGCTATCCATTCTGTCCTCAGCACTATTCGTATTTGACTTCTTATAGATTGCAGGGAACACTTTGTCTTGTCCTGTTGCTTGGTATAATACAGATGCCGCAAATATAACTTCTAAATTATCGGTTTCCTTTACAAAGTCAAATTCAGTATCGTATATAAAATCGCCATAGCCTTCGGTGTACTTCTTACGATAGTTTTCGTTATAGAAGTCATTGTCTTGTTTGAACTTATAATTATAGTAACGAGCATTAACTTCACTCATTGGCTTAATACTTAAAGGCTTTGCACGATCTACTTTGTTAGTCCAATCCAAAGCCTCAGCCGCCTTCTCAGGATAAAAGTCCACATACGGACTAATAACCAGTTCTTTGTCGTTAAACTTATTCTCATATACATATAGGTTAAACATCTTTACAATGCTTAAAAAGAAGTCCCTTTGAAATATACCTTTAGGGATTGTCTGGCTTACCTTAATAGTTTCGCCTAAGTTAATTTGTACTTGTGTAGGGGTGCTTGTAGTAATACCTATGTTACCCGTAAATATTTCAATCTCCATTAACGTACCAAGTATTTCTACTTGCATAGTATCTGCACTATTAAAAGTAACCCCTTGCGCAGTAAAGTTACAATTTAGCATTCTTGTTACACTCGCATCAAAATCTTGTGAGCCAATTTGTACTCCGTTTTTCCTAAGTATTACAGTATAGGTAGGCTGCGCAGCATTAAAGAAGTTTACAAAGCCTGTTAAAGTAATTTGTATGTTAGTAGTTAGCGTTGCACCTGAATAAGTAAACAAAGTATTAGTGCCGTCAATAGCAAAGCTACCTGCGGTTACTAAAGTATATTGAACGTAAGGGTCGCTTGTTAATAGCATATCTCTATTAATAGCACTTGCACTCATACTGGTATTATTTAACGCAGTAATAGTTGTTTGGTTATGCGGTATAATAAGCCTTGTAAATAAAGGCGTATCAAAGAACGAGCAATCGAAAGTATAATCTGTTCCTGCAAATATCTTTTGTATATATTCCTTAACATATAAAGCAGGTCTAAACGTTGTATATTGAAAGTCCTTTTTAGCTACTCCGTATGTACCCGTGCTAACACTTCCGTAATCAATAAGCGGATAGTAATAGCCAGAACCCCCTGCGTTATCCCAACTTGCACTAATATTTGCTACGCTATAAGTATGGTCGTAAGCACTAAAATCTAAATCTTCTAAACGCTTATTTCCTAACTGATTAATAAACCCACCAAGTTCCCCAAACACACTACATTGGTATTCAATAGTTTCTTTGTCAATAACTATTTCCAATATTCTTAAAGTGCCTTTAAATATCTGCACCTTATCAATAAAGATTTTGCAGTTAGCTTGTTTAGTTACGTTGTAATTATACCCGACGTTTGGTAGTGCATTAACTGTTACGTTGGCGTTGTTAAGTTCAAAGATGTAACCAAAGATTAGGTTATTATTTGCAGTTCCTGGTATGCTTATTGTTTTGCTGAATGAAGTATTGCGACTACCGAACTCACTTACATCGTCAATGGCATAAGTAAACTCAGTAGATATATCTTGCAATAAATCAATCTTCTCGTCTTCTATGTATATCTCTGTGCTAATCATTATCTGAATTGGCTTGTTAAGTATTTACCCACTTCGACCTCAATCTCAAAGTTAAACAATCCGTCTGCACTATCTAACTTATATGCGTAATTGCTTGTGCTTATTGTAACAGGGAAGTAAGCACCAAGAACCTCCATATATACAATAGGGCTTGATACGAGTTGAGATAGCCACGAATAATCTTGTTCGCTAACCCAATCGCTAATAAGCTTAAATTTATCTTTATGCTGAATAGCATAGTTAAAAGTCGTTTCGTTATATCTGTTATATCCATCAATGTTTGTCATTTGCCCACCTACAAGCTGATAGTCGCTTCGCCTGTATGATGCCCTTTGATATTCGCTTGACCTTCTATTAACAAGGGCAAACTTCTTTGTGTCCCAACCGCCAAGCCTATTCAGGAACTCCAAGTTAAATTGTTGGTATTTAGGATAGGACTTATGTCTTATCTTAATTACCCTTGTTTGTGCTGCGCCTCTTTTTAAATAGAAGTTATAGCCGTATGTATCTTCGGTAATTATAGTGCCAGAAGCAAATGCGTTTATATGTCCTGCTTGTAGATTAAACATATTAAATTCGCCGCCTAATGTTATGTTACCCGATACAGTACTTGTAACCACATCGCCTTGCCCTAATACTTCTACAAAAGCTGAGTAACCGCCTAATGCTATTCGCAGGAACGTGATGTAAAAGTTATCGCCATATTCAAGCGTAATATCGTCCGTATCTCTTTCCGTTAAGAAGTCATCGGTAAAGTTTTCTAATAGTAAATTATCGTAATAGTCGGATAGCACTAAAGGTGTATTGTTCTTTGTCAGAAACACATCGGCAAACAATGGCGGCACGAAGTTGTAGGCTGAGAAGTTACCAGATGCCAAGTTGGTAGTTGTAATACCGCTAACCTCTTCGCCTATCCTTACTTGGTAATCTACTTTAATCTTATCGTTTGATGCTACAAGTATTGAACTACCTGAAGGCTCAAAGTAATTAGTTACAAAACTTCTAACCATTGGCGATGCGTTAAACACCCCATAGCTACCCTCTGCACTTGGCGAAGGGAATACCTTTGACCTAATTACTTGGCTGCCGTTTATATATACATCGTACACAAACTTAAAGTTTGTAGTTCCGCTATTAGTAGAACTTGATACGAACCACAGGTTATCGTGCATTGACGAATAGGGTGCAGGGCTACTTGTTACTGTTATTGCCATTTTTACTTTCGTTAATTGTTTGCTTTATTTGTATCTGCACATCGCCACCTACTGCGACTGCTATGCTTTCAATAAATTCTTTATTAAATATTTGTGCTACTGCTTTGTCAAAGTAGTGCGTTGACCTAAGTCCTTTAGTGTGTATGCTTCTTGCTATCGCCCAAGCTAAAGACTTCTTGCCTTGTATTGCTTTGCTCTCTGCTCCAAGCTTTGTATACTTTTTAACCGCTACTGTCTTAAGTTTATTATAGCTTAACCATTTTTCTATTGAACTTACCGGTACTGCTTTTTTACTTGTCTTGAATGAATAGGGTGTGTTTGCGTCTGCCTTTGTGTTCTTTGTACCCTTTACCCCTTTGTTTACAAACCTAAAGTATTTGTCTTGTATACTTCCTGGCTCATATCCTAAACTCAAAACATAGCCAGTCCCAAACTTATTTACAATAGCGATTGCCGGTTCTGCTAATTTACCAGAACTTGTTATATTCTCTTGGTCTAATATCTTGATAAGGGTGTCGTTTAACTCTTGCCCAAACTTGAAAAGCGTTTCTTCTAATATAGGAAGTTCCCCGTCTTTATACTTATCAAAGCTACCGCCTACGCTTTGTATAAAGTTATCCCTTAATGCTTGTATTTGTGCTTTATCTATACTCACGCTAATAAATATAAGGAAGGTCTAAAAATAACTAACCCCACCAAAATTGGCAGGGCTTGTTTGGGGGGCTATTTTAATTTTCTATGTTGCTCTTTATCGTAATCGGCTTTAGCCTTTAGATAGGATAGCGTATTTAAGTAGTGTATTGTTCTTAACTCATAAGCTTCGTCAACTGTGATATTTTCTTGGTCGGCAACAGATTTGGTACAATATTGCCATCC